TAATGTTCGTTGCAACCCGTCTTCTGGAAACAGAACTGCGTACCGGAACTGCTGACAACGACATCAATGCCTTGAAGAACAATGGTTCGATTCCTGAAGGTTACTGTGTAAACCACTTCTTGACCGATACCAATGCTTGGTTCCTAACCACCGATGTCCCTAACGGCCTGAAGCACTTCATTCGCGCCCCACTAGGTACCTCGATGGATGGGGATTTCGATACGGGCAACGTAAGATACAAGGCTCGTGAGCGTTATTCTTTTGGTTGGTCGGATCCGCTTGGAATGTTTGGTTCAGCAGGTGCATAAGTAGTAATAAGTAACAATGGATTAGGGGGCTTCGGCCCCCTTTTCTTTTTCTTGACAGCTATGTTTAGAAGTGGTAAAAACATAATAACCAAGAACCCCGACTCATACAGACTGGCTTGGCAGACGTTATAGAGACTGTATGGGCATGTGCTATAACACAAAGGAAATAATATCATGGCAAAAACTACTTTTTCGGGCCCAGTGCGGTCTGGATATCAAGGCGGCGACGCAAGCTCACAAGGACCTTTAACTCCAGTTACTGTTAACTCTGGTTCAATAGCTGAAATAAATACCGGCTCTGGAGCATATGGTTTTTATACACGTATCGAGCCAACCGCAGGTTTTGGTTCTAGCGACTATCTACTTCCGGGTGAAGCATATGGTGTGTTTGGGCGTACTCAAACTGGTACGCCGTTTGCTACAACCCCTACAACAACTTTTAACCATATTACCGGTGTAGCTGGTAATTTTGCGGTTATTGGTTCATATGCTAATAATGGTTTGATGTCCGGCGTAATGGGTATTATTAATACCAACACTTTATCTGGTGATGCCGCTGTTATGGCGTTTATGCAGGGTGACTCTGGTGTTACGACTTGCCGTGCAGCATTTGGTGTTGCAATGGCTCAAACCACAGCAGGTTCTGGCTTTACATACGGTCTGGACTTGAAGATGCAAGACCCCGTTGCTGATGCTGGTGGCCCTTCTGGAGTTATAGCGTATAAAACGGCTGAGATTCGCCTAGCTAATGATGCTGCCGCTGCTCCTGTTGTTATCAAGGTAGGTAATTTTGTTGATGGTGCCGCTTCTGGTGTAGGCAAAGGTTCGTTAGGTATTGATTCTACCGATGGACTATTGTTTGTATCTGATGCTTCTGGCAACTGGCAGGCTGTTACTGTCTAATGTTGACTCATGAAGATCCAGAGGTGGCTACAATTGTGGCGCTTCTGGAGGCCCAAAGAGACTACGCAATGGGACATGCCGCCAAACTTGCTAAAGAAAATGCTGAGTTAATAGCAAAGATTAGCAGACTTGAGGCATCTAAACCGGCGTAGTCTTACCCTACATCTAGGAGATTAATTATGCAGTATGATATTTTAGCGTCGGCCCCGCTAGTCACTACAGGTCAGGTTACTGATAACGCTGGTAGCCCCAATGCTTTAACTAGGTTGCGTATAAAAGGGCTGTATTTTGTAAGTGGTGCTACTGCAGGATCAGTTGTTTTTAGAGACGGTGGATCAGGTGGAAAAGTATTGCTAACTATGAATACACCCGCTTCTGCTGCTAGTGGCTCAAATTACATCATTATGCCCGGAGAAGGGATTTTAGTAGACACAAACCTTCACGGAACTGTAACTACTACAGCTTCTGTAGTTGTCTTCTACGGATAAGGAGTTTTAAATGAGCGACAAGAAGAAGAAAACAAAGTTTCCTAATAGGAAGGACGATAAGTACTTTCCAGACCAAGAAAAAGCTCCTTCTCCTGATGAGGGATATAGAGGTAAAAAAGATCCTTTAGATAAGGTTAAAGATGTAGCACATAAGGTAGCAGACAAGATGATTGAGGCTAAAGCTGCTGGAGTGCCTACTCCGACTGTAGCCCCTGCTGCGATAACCCCACCACCAGCTATGCCAGCAGCACCACGGCAAATGCCCCCACCAGCAATGCCAGTAGCACCACGGCAAATGCCTATGATGAAGAAAGGTGGTTCAGTTAAAGCTGCAGCTTCACGTATCAAATCTTCAGCTTCTCGTCGTGCTGATGGCGCGGCTCAACGTGGTAAAACTAAAGGACGGACTCTATAATGAAAAAATGTGCAACTGGCGGTATGATGAAGAAGATGGCTGGCGGCGGTATGTCTAAGGATTTGGCTGAACACGCTGGTAAACCTGCTTCTAAAGCCCACAAGGGTCTTAAAGCTGGTGGCTTTGTTCGTGCTGCTGATGGCGTGGCTAAGAAAGGTAAGACCAAGGGTAAAGTCTTATAATGAGACCGTCCCGGGGTATGGGGGACATCATGAAGTCCAAGATGCCCAAGGGTAAGAAGGGCGGTTGGATTAAGGATGCTATCAAGAAACCCGGGTCCTTACGTAAGTCACTAGGGGTTAAGGCAGGGGAAACTATCCCAGCTAGTAAGTTAGCTAAAGCCGCTAAAGCCCCGGGTAAACTAGGTCAAAGAGCAAGGTTGGCTGAAACTCTGAAAGGCTTCAAGCATGGCTAAGACTCCCGCGAAGAGTAAAGTTAACGCTGCTGGTAATTACACAAAGCCTACTCTTCGCAAGAAGATTGTGTCTCAGGTAAAGGCAGCAGCAACTCAGGGTACTGGTGCAGGAGAATGGTCGGCTAGAAAGGCACAGCTTGTAGCCAAGAAGTACAAGGCAGCAGGTGGGGGCTACAAAGATTGAAAGCGCCACAGAAATCCTTAAAAGATTGGGGTAAGCAAGACTGGACTACCAAAAGTGGCAAAAAGTCTTCTGATACAGGTGAGCGATACCTTCCAAAGGCGGCAATAAAGTCTTTAAGCCCAGCGGAGTATGCAGCAACCACCCGTGCAAAACGTGCAGGTAAGGCGGCAGGTAAGCAGTTTGTGGCTCAACCCAAGACTATTGCAAAGAAAACAGCGGGGTACAGATAATGGCTAAGACTCCTGCATGGACGCGAAAAGAAGGCAAGTCTGAAAAAGGTGGCTTAAATGCCAAGGGTAGGGCTTCATATAACGCAGCTAATCCCGGTAAGCCCGGATTGAAGGCTCCTCAGCCAGAAGGTGGTAGTCGTAAGAAGTCATTCTGTGCGAGAATGTCTGGGATGAAGAAGAAGTTGACCTCTGCTAAGACAGCGAATGATCCAGATAGCCGCATAAATAAATCTTTAAGAGCTTGGAAATGTTGAGTGTTACACGTGTCAAGCGTGATTATGGGAGAAACCCAAAGGTTGCTGATGCAGAGGGTAGATATAGGTGCAGTAAGTGTCGAGAGTGGAAAGCACCAGAATTATTTAATAGAAACAGAAACCAGCTATCTGGCCTTAATTACGCCTGTAAGCCCTGCTCCAAAATAAGCGTACGTAGGTATAATTTGCCTACTAAGTATGGTATTTCTTCGCAGAAGTTTGAAGAGATGCTGGTTGCACAAGGTGGAAAATGTGCTTGTTGTGGTATAGTATTTGATACAGCAAGCATACAAACACATCGCCCTTGTGTAGATCACAACCATAACACTGGGGAAGTTAGAGATTTGCTGTGTGGTAGATGTAATTTGGCGGCGGGAAATGTTTTTGATAGCTCTGCTTGTGCCGAGCAGCTTGCTTCATACCTAAGAAAATGGAAATGTTAGATGACCACTTCGAGCGTTACAACATTTAATCTTGACCTTAATAATATCGTAGAAGAGGCCTTCGAGCGGTGTGGCGCTGAACTACGTAGTGGTTATGATATGCGTACTGCGCGTAGATCTTTGAATCTACTAATGCTTGAGTGGGCAAATCGTGGAATTAACCTGTGGACTATTGAACAGGGCCAGATAACTCTTACAACTGGGCAAATATCCTACGCAATCCCCACAGACACAGTAGATCTACTAGACCACGTAATTAGGACTGGTACTGCATCTAACCAGCAAGATATTAATATCAGCCGTATCTCAGAGTCTACGTACTCAACCCTACCTAATAAGAACGCTAGTGGTCGCCCGATACAAGTTTGGGTTAATAGACAGACTGGGGTACCTAGGTCTACTGCAAATACTACGTTGTCAGCAGCAATAACAGCAACCGCCACAACAATCAACGTAACATCTGCCGCCAGTCTCCCCTCAGTTGGGTTTATCAATATTGATTCAGAGACTATAACGTACCAGAATATCGTTGGAAACCAGTTACAGTATTGCTTCCGGGCACAGAACGGGACTACAGCAGCGGCACATAACAACGCTGCATCGGTAACAAGTATCAACTTACCAAATATAAACGTCTGGCCTACGGGTGATGGCGGTGGTCCTTACACATTTGTGTACTGGAGACTACGTAGGATGCAAGATGCGGGTGATGGTAATACAACCCAAGATATTCCGTTCAGACTACTACCGGCACTTGTTGCTGGGCTTGCAGTTCAGTTAGCTATGAAGTTGCCTAATGGCATGGAAAGGCTTCAGATGCTTAAAGCAATGTACGATGAGCAATGGATGTTAGCTTCGGATGAAGATAGAGAGAAGGC